CACCAAGACTGGATCGACAGCGGGGTTATCAACAAGTATGGGCTCAAGGATCTGCTGAAGGGCCTCACCGAAGTTGGCATCGAGTTGGAAGATGTTTCGGTCATCTGCCTGTCGGATTACGCAGACGGAAAGGCAGCAGGTTTCAAGGAGAAGGCCGAGTACGTAGACGAGTTCATTGGGTCCTACGCTCCGAACCTCCTGCTCTTCGCTACAGCCAAAGCCTTCGAGCTTTGCATGGGTTCGAAGGGTGCCTCGAAGTTCTACGGCAGGATCATCCAGTGCGAGAAGTACCAGACGAAGGCCCTGACGATTCCACCCTACTCGATGGTGAAGCACAACCCGGACATCGTAGGGACGATCAAGACGTGCTTGGAGTTGGCTAAGAGGGAAATGCAGTTCCCTGAACTGATCGAGGAAGAACGCGAGCCTAGATTTTATACGCTCGTGGACACCATCGAAAAGTTCAGGGCCTTCTACGCCTTCTACAAGGAGAACGTTTTCCGGTACGCACTGGACATTGAGACTTCTGCGCTGCAGTTTAATCAAGGAAAAGTGCTTACGATTCAGTTCTCGCACAAGGCTAACTACGGCTACTGCATTCCGACTCCGGATTACCACGGGAACTGGACCGCGCAAGAGTGGGCCGAAATCGTAACTGGGTGCAACGACCTGATCGACGACGATTCCAGAATGAAGATCGGGGCCAACATCTACTTCGACTTCAAGCACCTCGCGTACAAGTACAAGACCAAGCTCTGCAAGCACAACGTCTACGACGTTTTAATTGCGAGCTTCCTCTGCGACGAGAACAGGGAATCTCACTCGCTGAAGTACTGCGCGGCCACTCTTCTGGATGGCTTCGGGGATTACGATGCACCTCTGGAGCTTTTCAAGTCCAGGTACTGCAAAGAGCACAAGATCAAGAAAACCGACTTCACCTACGACTTGATCCCGCTGGAAGTCCTGTTCCCTTATAGTTGCATGGACGTGGATGCCTCGATCCAACTTGCGGACTACTTCGACAAGCAGTTGGAGATCGAGGAGCAAGTTGAGGTTTTCAAGGACGTGAGCACCTACGCTTACGCCCTGGCGAGGATCGAGCAGTGTGGCTGGAAGGTGGACCTTCCCGAAGCTGAGCGATACAAAGCCGAGCTTGAGGAAAGGATCGAATCTCTTGGTGAGGAACTCAAGACGTTGCCTGAGATCCAGACGGCGGTTGCTCTTCTGTCCCGAGTCCAGCTTGAGAAGGAGAACGCCAAGCGCAAGAACGCGATCACTGAACTGAAGAAACCTCTGGTTTTCCTCGTGAACAGTGTGAACCACAAGCGGTTCCTCTTCAAGGACGTGCTGAAGTTCCCGCAGATAAAAAAGACGAAGAAGGGCGAGTACTCGACGGACAAAGAGAGCTTCCTGGCTTGGGCCGAACAATTCCCTGATGTTGGTGCCTTGCGGGTCATAAAGGAGATGGAGGGGCTAAAGAAGATGCTCAGCACCTACGTGCTGGCAATCATCAACCGCTCGGTGGACAGCAGGATTCACTGCTCGTTCCGCGTAAATCAGGCAAGGACGGGACGGGTATCCTGCACCCAACCTAATATGCAGAACATCGCCATGCACTCCGAGGAAGCACAGAAGCTCAAAAAATGCTTCATCTCAGAAGAGGGAACTTCTCTGGTCGTAGCCGACCTCTCCAACGCTGAGTTGCGGATCACCGCAGCAATCAGCAAGGACCCTGCGATGGTCGAGGGCTTCAAGAACGGGCTCGATCCTCACTCGAATACGGCACGGGAAGTTTTCAAGCTCGACTGCGAAGTCCATGAGGTCAAGGAGAAGTACAACAATTACCGCCAGATCGCCAAGACTTTAGGATTCGCCGCTTTGTATGGAGCCGCTCCTGCCTTGATTGCGAAGAACGCTGGGATCTCCGTTGAAGAGGCCCAGAAGAATCTCGCGGAATATTTCGCGAAGCACTACGGCATCCGCCAGATGCTTCAGGAAAATGTGATGTTCGCTAGGGAGCACGGCTACGCGGTAGCAGTCTCTGGAAGGAAACGGCGGGTTCCTCACATCGACTCCGAGGACGAAGGGCTGCGGGCTAGGGCTGAACGCCAAGCCAACAACTTTATCATCCAGTCGGTAGCCAGTGACGGGATGCTCCAGAGCCTGGTCAACATGTGGGCCGAGATCGACGAGCGTGGGTTGCCCTTCAAAATCATCAACGTCATCCACGATTCGTGTGAGATGGAAGTCCCGGATTCAATGATCTCCGAAGCGCACGAATTCATCGTCAGGCACCTCAGCAGGTGGCCGAAGGGATTGACTGCGGACTTCCCGATGAAGGCTGACGCTGAGGTAGGCAAGACCTGGGCAGACCTGAAGGAGTTCGATCTTGAGTGGGTCGCTTTGGCTGAGAGCGAAGAGGAAGACTCGGAGGAATCTGAGGACGACATGGAGGACGCAGCGTAAATGACTGAGTTCATCTGTGATTGCTGTGATGCCCTCTGCGTCCTGGACGTAGACGACGAAAATCCCGAGCTTCCAGTCTGTTGCCCCTACACAGGACAAGCGGTGTTCTGGGAGCGGATTATGGATGTGATCGTGGAATGCTAAAGGAGGAAGCTTATGGAGGAGAACTTTTAATGAAAGACGTAGTTGGAAACGAATTGAAAGTCGGGCAACAAGTGGTGACGAACGTAAATGGCTACCTGTATTCGCTTTGTGTGGCTGAGATTTTAGGGATTACCCCTCACAAGGTCAAGCTCAAGTCGAGTGTCGAAGAGGATATCTTCTATAAATTCCCCGAGCAGGTAGCGGTGGTTAAGAGGGAGGAACAAATTTGAAAGAGTTCGAAGTTTTTCAGCAAATCCAAGAAACTGCTTCAAGAAACGAGAAGATTGAGATTTTAAAAAGGAACGATTCTCCGAATCTCAGGAAGCTCTTGAGCTTGACCTACAATAAGTTCATCACCTACCGAATCAAGCAGATCGAGTTCCCCTCGTCCTACAACGAGGTTCAGCCTGACATCACGCAGGATCTGGAGGAGCTTCTCCTTCTACTTGCGAAGCATGAAACCGGATCGACTGCTGCGAAGAATATGATCAGAAATCTGATGAAAAAATGTACCGAAACCGGGGCGATGTGGGTTTCGCGGATTGTCACGAGGGATCTGAAAGCGGGTATTGATGAATCCACGATCAATGCCGCGTTTCCCAAATTGATTCCGACGTTCGACGTGATGCTCGCCCAGCCGATCTACAAAGGAGGCAAGACGCCGAAGAATCTCTGGCCTACGTTGAAGTATCCCGTTTTAGTAGAAGAGAAGCTCGACGGCCTTCGCTGTATCGCGGTCTGCAAAGACGAGAAGGTGACGTTTTTTAGTAGGGAAGGGCATGAATTCGATGAGCGCGGAGTGATCGCTGCGGAGATCCTGAAGTTGAGACCCGGAACGGATTTTGTTCTCGACGGGGAAATTCTCGCGAAGAGGTTCAATCCGGACAACAAAACTTTCTTGAAGTGCAAGGACGGGAACTGGGTGTACGAGGGAGGCAAAGCTCTGCTCAAGAACGAAGCCACGACTGCTGCCGAAGTGAGGGAGTACCTTGGATTTTTTTGCTGGGATTTGTTGCCCGTCGAAACCTTCTTTGAGCAGAAGAAGTCGGCGCCTCTTTCAGACAGAAAGCTCGAACTGTCCTCCCTCTTCGAGCGCCAGGAGCAGCCCTTCAACAACCTGATCCTGCTGCCGAACGCTATCGCGAATAACGAAGCAGAATTGAAGGAGCTTTTCCACCGCGTTAGGACGAAAGGCGGCGAGAAGTATTCAGTTCTGAATTCCAAGGGGAAGGAGGTGGAGTATTCGTGTGGCCCTGGCGAGGGATTAATTGTCAAGGAGATGGAAGGGCCTTACGACTTCGGAAGGTCAAGGCGGTGGCTCAAGGTCAAGGAGTTTTTCACCCTAGACCTGAGAATCGTAGGAGCCTACGAAGGCGAGGGCAAGTACCAAGGAATGCTCGGCGGCGTCAAAATGGCGTCGGACTGCGGGACTATCAAGACTGACTGCGGAACTGGATTTGATGACGCTCAACGCTACGAAATGTGGGTGGAGCATTTGTGTGGGCGCCTCGTAGGTTTAATAGGCGAGGTCTCAGGCCAGGAAGTTACGGCTGATGGCTCGTTGAGGTTCCCTGTGTGGCTGCGGCTGCGGGATGACAAAACAAGCACGAATATCGAGGGCTAGAAAATGAATCTCTGTAAAATTGGTTGGCATGAC